CGATTTCACGCTCAAGTGCTTTCCATGGAGTTTCATTACCTTCTGCCATACCGCCAACTAACCCCCATTGACCTGCTGTTTTGGTTTTGGTACGTTCTAGGAATAAAAATCGTTTGGTATTACGTGCATAAAATAATGCACCACTACAAACAATGTTTTTGTCTTTTAAATTACTAGTCGCCATGACCCACTTGAATATTCACCTTCATAACTTTTTAACCATGCGCCAGAACTATTTGTGTATTTGTACTGTACGCCTGTATATGTATTAGTTATGTAGACAGGGTCTTGTGCTTGGCTAGAATCGGCACGCTCGTCATTTGATCCTGCATCAAACGTAATTTCCCAATTTGCGCCGTTCCATGTAATAATGTCATTTGCACTTGCTTGCAATAGTGTTCCATCTGCGTTTTGCCATGCATTCATGTTTGCATCAGAACTATCATTGTTTATATGCTGATGTATATCATTTAATATTAGATATCTTGTGCCTGCGGCTAAACTATTTGAATTTGGATTGAACTTTAAAGGATCAATAATAGCGTCCACGGTGCCTCTACTATTAATGCTATCCGCTAGTACAGTGTTTGCTGGAACAGTGTCACTATCAAAACTTAGAACCATTTCGGTATCATCGGTAGGATTTACACTAGCAGTTGCAACTATTTCACTACCATCTGCTTTTGCTAGACGTATAGTTGACAAACCTGCTCTAAACTTGCCCGGATATTGATCAAGAAGTTTATACCAACTTACGGGTTCTCCCGTTCTTTCAAAATTTGCTTCGTTTGGTTCTGTTAAACCTTCTCCAGGTGATAAAAGTTTAGCAATATTGTTTAACACAAGTAATCCAAATCTTCCTGGAGATACATTAAAGTTTACAATTGGAGTTAATGAGTCAATAATTCCATCGCTAACACTACCAGTTTCATCAAAAACGCTCATTATAATTTTTTCAATAACACCTAACTGTTTAACTTTTGCAGGAGGTGTTATCCATATAGGCATTGTAAATGTTAATTCACCAATGTCAATTTCTGTTTCTGTTCCTTGTGGAATAGTGCGTGTAGAATAATTTACACTTTGTAGTTCAATTAAACTTAAACTGGTCCAATCAACATAGTTTGCTGTGCTTTGAATTTCTAAACTTGGATTAAACAGCACAAGCATCTGTTCCATAATCTGTAACTTTTGATCGGTATTAGTACTCCAAATATCACATTTCATTTGCAAGTTAAATGGCACAGGCATAATTCTTTCTATGGTATATCCCGGGCCTTGTGTTTGCAAATATTCACCTGTTGCTTCGTCATAGTCTCTTTCACGCAAATGAATCTTACTTACGTGTGTTGGATTTTGTACACGATCACGTGCATACTCTAAACCTGTAATGTAAGCACTAATACGTGGAGCACTAACAACTTTGTTTTCGCTGTTATCTCTTATAATATGTGCTACTTGGCGTGTTAGGTTTCCGTAGGTTGTGGGAATTTTACGAAGTGTACCTGCACTGTCTTTGTAACTAAAATTACTCATCACACGAATAAACTGTGTTACAAAGCGTCTTATTTGTCCGTCATAAAAATGTTGCATTAGTTGTCTGCCTTAGGTTTAAGTGCTTGCGATAGTGCTTGGCGTTCAGTAACTGTTTCGCCGTTAATATTATTTGTATTGCTATTGTTTACAAATGTACCAAGTTGTGTTGTAGCATTATCACTGGTCATTGGTTCTACTCGTACACCATCTTCCACTTTCACCCATCTTGCTCCGTTATATCTAAATAATCTGTTTGGAAAATAATCTGTTCTCAAATAAAATTCTCCTTCGCTGGCCGCTTGTGGGAATTGACTACCAAATCCGTATAAAGCACCGTTAGGTGGTACAGCATCGCCAGTAAGATATCCAACATAAAAGTTTTGTTTAGCAGTTTTAAGAGTAGGTCTACTAGAACCGTCATCATTAATTGCAACATTACCTTTAGCATCGGTTGGTACTACAAAGTACTGTTTAGTATCATAACCACTAATTACTGGTTGATTAGGATCCCCTGTAATATCTTCGTTTGCTTGATTAAGAACTGCTTCATTGATCTGCATTTCTTTTTCATAAGTTGACAACACATCACGTATAGTTGAACCTGTACCTTCTCCGCTGTCTTTGTCAAAAATTTCTTTAAATTCTTGGCTATCAATTATCGGCTTACACTTTGCACGTAGCAAGTGTGGATACCATGTTTGTGAAAATCCTTCGCTTGGACGACTAACATCTTCGATAACATAAAAACGTTTCAGTGATACACTAAAGTCGTTGAGTGCATAATCGTCTTTTAGGTGTGGTAACTCTAGCACGTCACCACTCATTAATTTTCTACCTAAATTTTCTACACTAGTGTTTAAGTGAAATGTTACAAAAATAGTGTCGTTTTGTAAAAACATTCCAAATTGACTTAGATCAAAGTCTAAATCTTGTACGTTGTAAATTCCTCTAATAGTGTAAACATCGTCTGAATACTTTCTGTCTCTGTTTTCTAAAAATAACAAATCTTGTATTTTTGTTTCAGGAATATCATTTGTGCCACGTGGCTGTGAAGCAGTGGCGCTATCTCCGGGGTCAACAGGTCCTTCATATTTGTGTACAAATATGTCCGTTCCGCCCACTTGAAAAGACTCGTAAACGTTCTTGTCAATAAAGCGATAATCTGCAGATTTCTCTGGTCTATATAAACTTAGTCTTGGCATAGTAATAGTATTTATTGAATAAATAGATGTAGCACAGGAAACTATAATGAGTACAGAACTAGATAACAAGAAACAGCAGGTTTTTAATTACGTTCGCACAATGCTAGGCGACGGTATGATCGATGTTGAACTCGATCCTAATCATTACGAAGTAGCACTTGAAAAAGCATTAGGCAAATATAGACAACGTGCTGAAAATGCTGTTGAAGAATCCTATGCTGTGTTAGAATTACAGGAAGATACCAATGATTATATTCTTCCCAACGAAGTAATTGAAGTTAGAGAACTTTTTAGACGTTCAATTGGATCAAGAACAGGCGGCGGAGACGGCGGTACACTGTTTGAGCCTTTCAACTTAGCCTACACTAACACATATTTGTTAAGTTCAACACAAATGGGCGGACTAGCAACCTACTATGCTTTTGCAGGATACCAAGAAATGGTTGGTAGAATGTTTGGTTCATTTATTACATTTAAATTTGAACCGGTTAGCAAGAAGTTAACAATCATGCAACGTCCTAGATCAGACGAACAAGTTTTAATGCAACTTTATAACTTTCGTCCAGATTTCAATCTTTTAAGTGATCCATATGCTGGCCAGTGGTTAAAAGATTATACTCTTGCAGTAGCCAAATATATGCTAGGCGAAGCAAGAAGCAAATTTGCAACTATTTCAACGCCACAAGGCGGCACTTCCCTAAACGGTGATGCTCTCAAAGCAGACGCACAAGCAGAAATGGAGAAATTGGAAATGGATTTGGCAAATTACGTAGATGGCAGTAAGCCATTATCATTCGTAATTGGCTAAAAACTGCTTGACTTTCCAAATTAATGACTATACAATTAGAAGATGCTTTCAAGAATAAAGGATCTTTTATGATAATCGGTATTTGTGGGTTGATTGGTTCGGGCAAAGGAACCGTAGCAGATTTCTTGGTAGAGCAACGTGGCTTTACAAAAATATCGTTTGCGGATAAACTTAAAGACGGTGTTGCTAGTGTGTTTGGCTGGGATCGCGAAATGCTAGAAGGTAACACAGACGATTCACGTGCTTGGCGTGAAAAAGTAGATCCTTATTGGAGCACAGAAACAGGACATCCTATTACACCTAGACTGGTGCTACAACTGTTTGGTACAGATTGTATGCGTAATGGTTTCTACGACGGTATATGGGTTAGTCTAGTTAAAAAGCAACTGCTTGAAAATCCTGATTCAAACTTTGTTATTCCGGATGTACGCTTTGAAAACGAAGCAAATATGATACGTTCTATTGGTGGTAAATTATGGCGTGTAAAACGCGGTGAAGAACCAGAATGGTGGGACGTAGCACAAAAGCAAATGCGAGTATCAGCGGATAAGAAAAAGAACGAAAGCATTGTGTTTATTAACAAGATGCAAGAACAATATCCTGATGTGCATATATCAGAATGGGCATGGTGCAATGTAGAATTTGATGCTGTTATAGAAAACGACAGCAGTATTGAGTTTCTTAAAAATCGGGTGTTAAGTCACCTTGTTTCCAAGTAAATCCTTCTTTGTGTAATATACGCTGACAGTTAGCACATACTGTTTTAAGATTACTGTGTCTACAGTTTGTTAGTTTTCCGTCAATATGATATACTGCAAACTGTTCATTGTGTTTGCTTGTAAAGCCACACTTATCGCACTTGTCTTTTTGACGATATCCTAGTTGATGCCACATAGGTATGCTTGGTGTTCTACCTCTTGCACACTGCTCACACTTGCTTCTATAATAGATCTTACGACCCTTCTTATAGTTTACTGCACAGGGTCTACGTTTACATGATTTACATAAAGGTCTGCTCATAATTGTATTTACCCGCCCTTTTCCATACCTTTTTCGCTGTATATAATACCGTATTTTTGGTTATCACTGCTAAATATGTTTAAGAACTTAATTTAAAGGAGTAACAACAATGGCACTTACATCACCAGGAGTTGAAGTTAGCGTAATTGACGAAAGTTTTTATACGCCAGCCGCGGCCGCAACGGTACCTTTGATCATCGTAGCGACAGCCGCTAATAAGCCAAATGGCGCAGGTACAGGAACTGCACAAGGAACGCTAAAAGCGAATGCAGGTACACCATACCTAATTACATCACAAAGAGAATTAACAGAAACGTTTGGTAACCCAACGTTCTACACAGATTCAAGCAATAATCCGTTGCATGGAAATGAACTAAATGAATACGGATTACAAAGTGCATATTCATTCTTAGGCGTAGCAAATAGAGCATACGTTGTAAGAGCAGATGCAGATTTAGGAGAACTTACAGGTTCTTCAGATGCACCATCGGGCACACCAGCAGATGGTACATATTGGTTTGATACTAATGATTCATTATTTGGTATTTTTGAATGGAATAGATCAACACAAAAATTCACTAACAAGGTTCCTTTAGTTCTTAATTCTGTTACACAACTTGTTGGCGATGTTTCATCAGGAGATCCAAAAACTAGCGTAGGTGCAAAAGGTGATTACGCTGTTGTTACTGCAAGAACATCAAACGATGTTTACTATAAAAATGCTGATAACGTTTGGGTTAAAGTTGGAACAACAACTAGTTCAAACATTGCGGCGGCAACAGGAAGTGATTCAACATTCACTTCTGATAGTTGGGCATCTAGTTGGCCAGTAATTCAAGCAACAGTTTCAGATCCTACTTTAGGAAACGGACAAGCGATTGCTATTAACGGAACAAGTGTTACACTTTCAGGAACAACTGTAGCGGCACTTGCTCAAGCAATTAACGGTGCGGCAATCCAAGGTGTTGGTGCTAAAGTAACAAGCACAGGTATTTTAGAAATCTACAGCGATGGTACTTCAAGTTCAGATGGCACTACAGACGACGGTGCTGTTATTATTGAAGATTTGTCAGGTGGTTCAATCAAAGCAGATACAGGAATCACAGCAACATATTATTCAGGTGTTGCTACACAAATTTCTAAGCACTCACAGGTTCCAACTTGGAAGTCAACTGATACTGTTACAGTAGCAGGTACTTCTAGAAGCGGAATCAAACCAAGTGGTAGTGTTTGGTTGAAAACAACTACACCAAACCTAGGCGCAAACTTAAAAATTCAAGTTTGGAATGATAACTTAGGAGTTTGGTCAACTGTAAGCACACCAATTTACAATACTAGAGAAGAAGCAGTTAACAACATTGATTCAACTGGTGGTACTCTTATTCCTGCAGGTACAGTTTTTGCTTTAGCAAACTATACAGGCAGAGCAACTGAAGCAGACAGCACAACAGGTGTTGAAAAACTTTTAAACTTCAAAGCGTACAGAAGAGTAACAAGTTCACCAACTACAGTAACAGGTGTTGAACAAGGTGCTAATCCTACTGTATCAACAGGTACAATTACTATTGCAGAAACTGTTGCAGGATCAAGCGTATATTCAACAGCAAAAAATGTTAATGTTACAACAGCAACAGTTGAAGGTATTGCAACTGCAATTTCAAATGCAGGATTTACTAATATCTCAGCAAGTGTTTCAAATGGTTATCTAACAATCAGCCATGCATTGGGCGGAGAAATTAAAATTACAGACGGTACTGGCGTTCTTTCAAGTGCAGGATTTACTGCGTGGGCACGTTCAAGTGCAGGTGTAGAAACAGGTACTGCAAACTACTATACAGCAGGCACCGATGATGATCACAATTTTGTAATTTCAAACTGGAAGCCACTTGTATATGAAGCAAGTGACGATGCTCCAACAGCAACTCCAGCAGATGGCACACTTTGGTACAACACTGTACTAGACGAAGTTGACATTATGGTACATGATGGTACTAAATGGGTTGGCTACTTAAACTATGGACCATATGCAGGTGCAACAGATCCAAATGGTCCGATTGTATCAGCAACTGCTCCTAGTAAGACAGGCGGCCAGTCAGATGGTACTGATCTAGTTAATGGTGATATTTGGATTTCAACTGCTGATGTTGACGAATACGGTGTAAAAGTTTACCGTTGGGATAACGCGGCAACTGAATGGGTAGCAATTGATGTTACTGACCAAACAACAGAAGAAGGTATTGTGTTTGCAGATGCACGTTATGGCGTGTCAGGTGCAACAGGCGATACAGCGGGTGCAATTAAAGATCTATTAAGTACAGACTATGTAGATCCAGATGCTCCAGATCCAGACTTATATCCAAGAGGTATGTTGTTATGGAATACAAGACGTTCAGGTTTCAATACTAAGAAATTTGTAAAAGGACACATTGACATTACTGCTAACAGTGGTAAAAACACACGTTACGGTGACGAAGCAATGACTTCATACAAAGTTGATCGTTGGGTAGGTTATAACACAACTAAAGAAGACGGATCAGGTTTATTCGGTAGACATGCACAACGTCAAACTATTGTAGCGGCTCTTAAGAGTGCAGTAGATTCAAACGATCTACTACGTGACGAAGAAACACGTAACTTTACATTGTTAAGTGCTCCTGGTTATCCAGAACTAACAAGCAACCTAATTGCACTAAACGTAGACAGAGGCTTAACAGGATTTGTTGTTGCTGATACTCCGTTTAGACTTGCTCCAACTGCAACTAACTTGCAGAACTGGGGTAACAACACAGCAGGTGCAACTGTAGACGGTGACGACGGCGCAGTAAGTTACGATGAGTACATGGCAATGTTTTATCCATCAGGATTAACAACCGACGTAAGTGGTAATAACATTGTTGTTCCACCAAGTCACATGATGCTACGTACTATTGCAGTAAGTGATGCGGTATCGTTCCCATGGTTTGCACCAGCAGGTACAAGACGTGGTGGTATTAGTAATGCTACTAGCGTAGGTTATATTGACGGCGAAGGCGAATTTAATGCGGTAGCATTGAACGACGGAATCCGTGAAACAATGGCCGGTGTTAAGATTAATCCATTAACATATATTACAGGTAGTGGTTTAGTTAACTTTGGTCAGTACACTAGAGCAAGAAACGCAAGTTCATTAGATAGAATTAATGTTGCAAGACTAGTTGCATACTTAAGACGTCAAATGACATTGCTTGCTAAACCATTTATGTTTGAACCAAACGATAAAATTACACGTGATGAAATCAAACAAGCAACTGAAAGTTTATTACTTGAACTAGTAGGTCAAAGAGCATTGTATGACTTCTTAGTTGTGTGTGACGAAACAAACAACACTTCAGCACGTATTGATCGCAACGAGTTATACGTAGATGTAGCAATTGAACCAGTTAAGAGCGTGGAGTTCATTTACATTCCACTACGCTTAAAGAACACAGGTGAAATTGCAACTTTAGGCAATCAATAATGGTGATAAATAAAACTATACAAGGAGCAATTAGATGGCTATTTCAAGTTTAAGCAAATTTACAGTTCCGTTGGCGAGTGACCAATCAGCAAGTTCACAAGGCTTGTTAATGCCAAAACTAAAGTACCGCTTTAGAGTATCTTTAGAAAATTTTGGTGCTGGTGCTCCTAACATTGAACTAACAAAACAAATTATCGACGTAACGAGACCAAACGTAAACTTTGAATCGATTGCGATTGATGTTTACAACTCAAAAGTTTACTATGCAGGTAAACACACATGGCAACCAATTACAATCACAATACGTGATGATGTAAACAATGCTGTGAGTAAGAGTGCAGGTCAACAGTTACAGAAACAGTTCGACTTCTTCGAACAATCAAGTGCGGCTTCCGGCGTAGATTACAAATTCAAAACTAGAATTGAAATCTTAGACGGTGGTAACGGTGTTAACACTCCAAACGTACTAGAAACATTCGAACTAGTAGGTTGTTTTGTACAAGACATTAACTACAACCAGTTAACATATTCAGATTCAAATCCAGTTGACATCACAATGTCAATTCAATATGATAATGCAATCCAAACTAATGGTGCTGGTCAGCCAAACGGTATTGGTAGTGCTATCGGAAGAACAATTAGAACTTTAGCAACAGGCTAAGGCTTTAATCGTAGTCATCTGTTTAATTGGCCGGAGGCCTAAAAATCTCCGGCCTTTTTTTATGACTAAATAATAGTATGGCAAACAAAGTTACAAAATTTCTAGGACAAGTTGTAGGTGGGGTTTTTGGCACAGATGGTGACATGCGTGATTATCAACACGCGGCCAGATTGTTTACTGACAATTTTAATGCACTATCGCCAAAGGTAGAATTTCTATTTCATGTATATTTTGACATAAACAAAGCCGCTGTTAGATCTCCAAACTTGGGGTGGGCAAAGGCAGAACCTAATATTGAATGCGGAATGTTAGTTAAATCATGTCAGGTTCCTGGTGTAAACATTAATACAGAAGTAAAGAATCAGTACGGTAAAAAAACAAATGTTCAAACACAGGTACAATATAGTCCAATTAACATGACATTCCATGATGACAATGTTAACTTAATTAGTGGCCTATGGCAACAATATTTTAAAGCATACTACGCAGACTCAAATTATCCTGAAAGTCTTGCTAATCAAGTAACATACAATTCACCGATAGGAAAACAAGGTCCTTATAGTTTTGGTTTTAATGATTTCCAAGCAGGACATTTTTTTAATAAAATTTCAATATATCAATTAAGTAGACATAGATTTTTTGAATATACCTTAATCAATCCAATCATTACTAGTTGGCAAGGTCCGCAACTTAATATGTCAAGCAGTCAGCCTGCAGAAAATCAAATGACACTTATATACGAAGGTATTAAGTATGCAGAGGGAACAGTTAGCAAAGACAATCCAAACGGATTTGCACAATTACATTATGATTCATCACCGTCGCCTTTAAGTATTATGGGAGGTGGTAGTGCTACACTCTTTGGAAGCACTGGTGTACTTGCTGGCGGATTAGATGTGTTTGGCGATTTGCTAGATCCTAATGTATACTCAAATCCTTTTGCGTTATTAGGAACTGCAATCAAAGCGAAAAATACTTACGAAAATGCAAAACAATTAACAAAACAAGGTGTAATAAACGAAGTTACAGGAATTGCTACTGGTGTAGTTACTAACGCAATCGAAAACACTGTAAATATTCAAGGGTATAACAAAGGCGCCACTACAAATGCAGATTTAGCAACACTCCAAGTAGGAGAGATTGCAAATACTAGAGAGATTCAAGGGAGGGTTGATAGTATTACAACATTCAGTAGAGGGGATGAAATTGTCAATGTTGATCCATATACCGGTGTCACAACTACCACAGTTGCTACAGCAGACGGTAGAACTATTACAGTAAACGGCGGGATTTTAGGAACAGGCACAGGCGGCGGCGAATACTTCCCTAGTCAAACATATACAATTCAAGACAATGTTACAAAAACAACAACAGTAGTGACGAAATAAAATGAAAGATACATACTCAAACCTACCACTAGACGTACAAATTAAAAAGAAAGACAGTACCGAAGATACTATTCAGTATTTTGAAAATTATAATAAACTTGAATTACAATTTAAAGCAAGTGAAAGTGACGCTGTGGTTGCATTCTTTAAAAAGAGAGGTATGGAAGAAAATGCCGCAAGGAGTGTTGCATTTATATTTTTAAAACAGTGTAAACTTGATGAAGTTAATCCCATTGAACTGATCTCGCAAATTCAAAAACTCAACGAAAATCAAACAGACAATGTATTAGGAGAAATTCTAAATATTAATAGAATTAATGTTTCTGCACTAGGAACAAGAAAAGAAGAGTCAGGAGATAATCCTGCAAAGAGGAACATCATTGCATAATGGCACGTTTAGGCAACTTTGCCAGAGGCAAGTATGAACTTAAAAATCCTGGCAAATACATAGGAACAAAAACACCGATGTACCGTTCCAGTTGGGAATGGCACTTTATGAAGATGTGTGATGAACATCCTGCGGTTGCTAAGTGGGCAAGTGAAAGCATAAAGATCCCATATAGAAATCCACTTGATGGAAAATACACAATATATGTTCCAGATTTTTTTATTGTTTACAGTAATAAGTCAGGTAAAACACGAGCAGAGATTATTGAAATCAAACCTGAAAATCACACTGTGAAAGAACAAGTTGGTAATAGTCCATATAATCAAGCCAACTATATTAAAAACAAAGCAAAGTGGGAAGCGGCCGCGGCATATTGCAAACAGCACGGTATTCAGTTTAGGGTTATAACTGAAAAAGATTTATTCCACCAAGGCAAGAGAAGATAAGTATTATTATGACAAAGAAATTAGAAGAACTACTAGATTTACCGGAAGTTAAAGAGACCATGGAGCAGGTTGAACACCCAATAGAACCTAGCAAAGAGGTTAAGAAAGAAACGGTCAACCTTGAGCGAAGTATAGCAGAATTTGATAAAATATCTGCCGCTCTACCTATGGTTAAAGGACTGGGAGAATTAGCAGATAAAGAACTAGACGATCTAGCAGAAAAAGCAAAACAAAGTTACGAAGATCTAATGGATTTGGGCATGAATGTAGAATCACGCTATGCTGGTAGAGTATTTGAAACAGCAAGCAATATGTTAAAAAACGCTATTGAAGCAAAGAGTCAAAAACTTGATAAGAAGTTAAAAATGGTTGAATTACAACTTAAAAAGCAAAGTTTGGATCAAAAAGCAGGTGATACAGCAGACACAGTAGATGCAGAAGGCTATGTAGTAATGGATCGCAATTCCATTTTAGAACGCATTTTGAACAAGGATCAAGATAAATAAACGTAGTTAAAGGAGAATACAAATGGTTGGACAGTTTAAAAAATACCTAGCAGAAGCGTCAAAGCAGTATGACTTTGTTATTAAAGTTGCAGGTAGTTTAGATGAAAATTTTGAGGATAGTTTAGAAGTAGCATTAAAGAAGTTTGATGTTGCTAACTTATCAGCAGGTAAAAAAACTCCAATCCAAAGTGTTCCATTAGATTTTCCAGAGTTAACAAATACAGAAGTTACAGTTTATGAAACTACCCTTAACTATCCAACCACACAACAAGAATTACGTGCTTATCTATCAGATGCATTAAACACACAACAAGATTTTATTCGTGTGCGTAGACCAGGTGAACCAACTGAAGAATATCAACAGGAAATGGAAGACAAACCATATGAAGATAAACTTATGGATGGCGAATACAAAGATGCACCTAAGGTAGATAAAGATGCACTAGTAGTAACTGAAAAAGGTAAAGAAACGTTCTTACAACAACTTGCTAAAGAGCAAAAAGAGCGTCATCAAGGAGACGAATAATGGCATCACGTGAAATGATTGACGTTCTACAACGTTTAAGAGAATTAGATAAAAATAATCCTAATGTAATTACAGACGCATTAGAGAACACAGAAAAAATGAATCCTCCGGTTGAGGAAGCGAAAAAAGCAAAACCAGATTTTTTAGATATGGATAAAGATGGCGATAAAAAAGAGCCAATGAAGAAAGCCATTAAAGATAAAAAGAAAAAAGTAGATGAGTCAATTACTATTAGTGCTGACTCACCAGAAGACTTACCAGTTATTGCACAGATTATGAAACTGGCAGGTATGCAACCTGTAACACCTGACATGATGCCAGATGTTGACAACGTTCCTGCAATG